TGCAGGATCATTTGTTGGCATTACAGTCACGCTGTCACTATCTTGATCTTACCTTGAACACCATGCGTGACAAGATCTTGCGTATCAAACAGATCTTTCGCAGAGGTGACTTGTTTCAGGACTATGACTTAACACCTGAACTGGCTGACGAGATCATTGAGTTTATGAGTGCCAATCGAGATCGTTTGCGTGAGATGAGCTTGCGTATGGCGCTGAAGATTGCAGACTTAACCAAAGTATCAGGCAACTGGAAGGCCATGGCTGAATCCACTTGTATGAAGAATGCGTAGTTCGTTGTGACGCTCCTGGGCTGCTACGGCAGCTCATTTACACAGGCACTTCGGTGCCTGTTTTTTTGACTTTTGTGTGTGCAATAAGTATAATGTTCAAATGAAACAGTGTAGAATTGTCATACGCGACGAAGTCAACATCAAACTGGAAGGTTTGGATCTTGATGCACGGCGCAGCCTTGTAAACAAGTTCAAATACGATGTGCCATATGCTCGCTATCTGCCAGCAGTGCGCCTGGGTCGTTGGGATGGCAAGGTCAGTTATTTCCAACTGGGTGGCAGCACTTATGTGAATCTGCTGCCTGAGATCATTCCACACTTGGACAAGTTCAACTATGATGTTGATCTAGACGATCAGCGAGACTATCGTACCACATTTGACTTTGCCAAGGTACAGGAAGATACCTTCAGTGACCATGCCTGGCCCAAGGGGCATCCACAAGCAGGCAAGCCCATTATGTTGCGTGACTATCAGGTAGAGATTGTGAATGGGTTCTTGGAGAATCCACAGTGCTTGCAGGAGATTGCCACTGGTGCAGGCAAAACAATTATGACTGCTGCACTAAGCCACAGTGTGCAACAATATGGGCGCAGCATTGTGATCGTGCCCAACAAAAGTCTAGTAACACAGACTGAGGATGACTATCGTGCACTAGGACTAGATGTGGGCGTGTACTTTGGAGACCGCAAGGAGTTTGGTCGCCAACACACCATATGCACATGGCAAAGCCTGAACATTCTGCTCAAGAACACAAAGAATCAAACCGCAGACATCACCATCACAGACTTCTTGGAAGATGTGGTATGCTTGATTGTGGATGAAGTACACATGGCCAAGGCCGATGCACTCAAAACCCTGCTCACAGGCGTAATGGCTAGAGTGCCAATTCGCTGGGGTTTGACCGGAACCATACCCAAAGAGAAGTTTGAAAGCCAGGCCCTGTTAGTAAGCATTGGTCCAGTGATCAACAAGTTAGCTGCCAGCGAACTGCAGGACATGGGTGTGTTGGCACAGTGCCATGTGAATGTGGTGCAGTTGGTGGACCATGTGGAGTACAACAACTATCAAAGCGAGCTCAAGTACCTGTTGGAAGAAAAGGGCCGTTTGGACACAATTGCCAGCCTGGTAAATCAAATCAAAGACAGTGGTAATACTTTGATCTTGGTGGATCGTATTGCAGCCGGTGAGGCCCTGGTGGAACGACTACCCAACTCTGTGTTTGTGTCTGGAGCAACCAAGGCCGGAGATCGCAAATCAGAATACGATGAAGTAGCCACCAGCTCAGACAAGATCATTGTGGCCACATACGGTGTGGCTGCTGTGGGTATCAACATACCCAGGATCTTTAATCTTGTGCTGATTGAACCTGGCAAGAGCTTTGTGCGTGTGATTCAAAGTATTGGTCGTGGCATTCGCAAGGCCGAGGACAAAGACTTTGTGCAGATTTGGGATGTGACCAGCACCTGTAAGTTTGCCAAGCGCCACTTGTCCAAAAGAAAAGCCTACTATAAAGAAGCCAACTATCCATTTAGCCAAGAGAAGCTGGAGTGGATGAAGTAGGTTGCATAGTACCAACAAAACTGCTATAATGCTGCTATGAGAATACTAACCCTAGACAATCAGCCCTATGAGTTGGATCACTTGCCAGACGAAGTGGAAGATATGCGTTTTGCTATATTTGACAACTCCAATCCTGCTGAGCCTGACTACCACTACATACCACTTATCTTTTTAGAAAGTTTCAATGCACCTGCATTGGTGTTACGCATAGGCGAGCACAGGATCAAAATGCCTGTGGATTGGCAAGTGTTGATTGGCGAACCCGACCTAGGTGATTTGGAAGTGCTGCCCTTGACATCAATCAACGATCGCGGATTCAAAGTGTTTGAGTTTAACCCACTTAGCAGTTTTAGGCCCAGCTTTCACTCAGTGGAAATCATTGATGTGTACAACGAAGTGGCCTGGTACGCGCCCAAACTCAAGAACGGACAGATGTTGTGTGTGCCCATAAACGATGACCCCAATCCCTTGTGCGTGTACTTTGTTAAAGACATCAGTCGTAACTGTGAAGTTGTTGACTACAACAAGGCATGGTAACAGTAAATACACTATGACCCAACAATACAAACACACCGACACCACTGTTAAATCAGTCAAAGCCACCCTGCAAGATGATATTCAAATTCAGGATGTACGAATTGTGGCCCTTGAAAATCGAATCAACGCTTTGATGGAAGAAACACAGCGCCAGAGCAGAGACATTGGTCGACTCAAAGCCCACATCGCAGACCTACAGCGAGCGGTCCGGCGTGGATAAACTCAGCATCGGCAATGAGATGGCTCAGTTTGATCTCAAGAACCGTGGATTCTATGACAGCCTCTCTGACGAAGAAAAGAAAAAGTTTTCAAACTTTCTTATGGTACGCTGGGGATCCAGTGTTCAAGGCGACAGCGAATTGGCTGAATATTATTTGCGCAGTACTAACGAGCGATTAAACAAGCATTTCTTTGCCATCAACCGGCACCCTAAGTTGCAGTGGTTGTGTGCCACTGCTGTGAGTCCAGGACTGGGCACACAACGCCACACCTGGATCGCTCCTAAGAAAAAAGAGCCCGGTGCAGGCAGTTTAAAAAAGCAGTTGGCTGACCTGTTCCCCAACCGCAAAGCAGACGAAATAGAATTACTAGCAGCAATCACAACCAAAAAAGAACTAGACGCTTACAACCGAGAACACGGCGACAGTTAGTGACTTATCAGTGTCAGTATTGTAAAAAAGACTTTCAGCGAGAATCAAGTCTGGCTGTGCATCTCTGCGAAGCCAAGCGACGCAGACAAGAACAAAACGAACGCGGTGTTCAATTGGGCTTGCAGGCCTACCTGCGTTTTTATGAAACCACACAAGGCAGTGCCAAACTCAAGACCTTTGATGACTTTGCTGAAAGCCCATACTACCGGGCGTTTGTGAAGTTTGGTCGATACTGTGTGAATATCCGAGCCATCAATCCTGCCAGGTTCATTGACTGGGTACTGAAACAAAACAAAAAGATTGATCACGGGTGCAGAGACAGCATCTATACCGAGTACTTGATTGACTATTTGCGAGTTGAAGCAGTGGGAGATGCTCTAGCTCGTGCCATTGAATTCAGTATTGAGTGGGGAGAACAAAAGGAATCACCACCACATGACTGTTTGCGTTACGGCAATACGAATGCCATGTGTGCTGCCGTTGCAGCAGGACGCGTTAGTCCCTGGGTGATTTTTAATTGTGACAGTGGACAAAAATTCTTGAGTGAACTCAACGCTGAACAGGTAGCCATGATTTGGCCTTACATTGATGCCGATATCTGGCAACGGAAATTTAAAGATTATCCAGCCGATCAAGAGTGGGCTAGAGAAATGTTAACCAAGGCAGGATGGTGATATGAGCGCAGATATTGACATTGACTTGGCCGATAGAGACCAAGTGCTAAAACTCATACGTTACACTGCTGCACGCCAAGTCACCCAAGGACAAGTGCGACGACACAATTCTGGTGTGTATGTGACAGAAATACCCAGAGATCCTGTGCATCAGTGTGCAGCCATAGACTATGAACAGGCCGAGCAACTGGGTTACTTTAAAATTGATTTGTTGAATCAGTCGGTGTATCAATTGGTGCGCGATCCGGAACACTATCAACAGATGTTAACACAGGAATCACCATGGCATCGACTATGGGAGGACACTGCTTGGGCCAGTCAGCTGGTGCATGTGGGCAGTTACACAGGACTACTAGCCACTATGCGCCCAGACAGTATACCTAGAATGGCAGCATTTATCTCAATCATACGTCCAGGCAAAGCACATCTACAAGACCGTCCCTGGGTAGAAGTGTTTGATTCAGTATGGGATGGAGATGAATCTCGTGGATATGTGTTCAAAAAGGCGCACGCTCTAGGTTATAGTGCGTTGGTTTCACTGC